ACCATTTTAAGACCATGTTCTTATCCATGTTGCCACCACCTTCATGTGCTATTGGATAATAACCAGACCAACCTTCTACAGCTACTGCGATTCCTACAATCTTTGATCTGTTTGTAACAGAACCAGATCCCATAGTTTTTAATTCTGGATCTTTTGTTTCTAAGTCAATTGCTATTTCATCGTGTTTTGATAAGTCAGGAAAATCTTGTGGTGGTATCCATTCTGTCTGTGGACTAAACATAGGCTTTTGCATTATTTATAATCTCTCTCTATAATCATTTCTATAAAATGTATTGCTTTCAATAAATCTTGTTTCTTTCCTTTATCACGATGTCTGATTATATATTTTATAGCGCATCCTTCCGGATAAAGCAACTCATTCTCAACTACAAACTTGCTTGGTTGAATTTTATATTTTTGATAGTGTGATCCGCCGTGTTGTTTGTCCCATACCTTGCTCATATTTTATATCCTTTGTATTCTTGTTGTGGTGATATTATGTGTAAATGTTCCTTGGTCCGTGTCGCACCAACATAGAACAATCTATTTTCATCATCAGCATTTTTTTCATAAGCCTTCATAGTGTTTTCACTTAGATCTGTAAGTAGAACTACGTTTTGTGATTCACCACCTTTAGCTCCATGTATTGTTGATAATGTTATTCTTGGTCCCTCATTTAGTTTTTCGCCATTACTTCTCATCTTTCTTAAATACTGTACATCTCTACTTGGTGCATCATCAAATGCTTCAAACCAAACAGCATCTGTTTTTAATCCGTAACTTTGTTTTAGTGTAGCAAAGTCATAAGAACTTTCTTTTAACATTCCTTTTAGTTTACTCTTGTCTGCATTGTTTTTCATATAACTATAGATTCTTTCTATTTGTTTAAATGCTAGTGGTTGTCCTTTACGTAAATTTTCCCAGTCTGTTGCTGCGTAATGTAATTCTTGTTCTTTAGTTTTTTTAAATCTATTTATGTAATACAAACCATTACGATACAAAGTATCTTCTAAATCATTTAGCATATATTTAGTTCTAGCTAATACTAACCATTCACCTGACGACATATCTATTTGATCAAAGTCATCATAGTTAGACAACGATCCCTCATGTACTTTAGGTTTCCAAGACTTGTTAATTCTGTTTTTAACTTTATTTATAATATTCATTGCAACATTGTGCACTTTTGCAGGTATTCTGTGTGATTGTGTAAGTGGCATCATTAAACCTTTTTGTGCAATAAAAGAATCTACGTCTGCACCAGCCCATCTAAATATAGCTTGGTCATCATCACCTGCAATAAAAGAATCTTCTGTCTTGTTCCATATAGTTTTAGCCATATCCCATTGCATTAATGATAGATCTTGTGCTTCATCTATAAATACTACGTCGAACTTTGGTGACTTATCAGACTTTATAAACTCTAGTATCATGTCGTTAAAATCTATAAGGCCATATTCTTTTTTGTATCTTTCTATTTCATTTGCTATGACTCTAAGTTTATCTCTTTCCAAGTCTTGATTGTGTTCTGCTAAATCAAACTGTTGTTCTGCTGTAATGTTTCGTAACTTTGCAAGATTAATTATTCTTAGATACTCACTATCAGATGTAAAAATACCACCATGGTCATCTTCAAACTTTGCATAGTTAACAGGAAAACCTAATTTTTTTCCAAGATCAACATAGTG